CATCTGCGGTACTTCGCGCATTTCAGGTGAACCGCCAATCAAGTCGCCTGTATCCAGTGCGCCTGCAATCGTACCCATGACAATATCCTGAATTTGCTCAGGTGTCATGCTGTTTTGTACCGCAGAGATACGCTTGGTTTCAGCTTCGTAAGCCTGCACTTCAGCCTTGTACTTGTCGATGGAGATTTTCTGCTGTTCTGCGCTATCTTGGATGTTCTCCATGATGTCAGAGACGCGGTTGAGTTCTTGCGACAGGGCTTCAATCTGTTGTTTGGCAGCCATGATTTCAGGCGATTGATCGCCTTCTTCCAAGACTTTCGGGTCAAGGATTTTCTTAAACCGCTTCGCCATTTCCTGCGCTCCGGGCCAATCCATGTTCTTGATGAACAAGTCGCCGGCCACAGTCCAAAGCTGCGGGTTGGATTGCAGGATCATCGACATGGCGTCGAGCGCCTCTTGACGCTTGGTCATGTAGCCGGGGCCAGTTGTGACCATAACGTCGTATGTGCCGATTGACGGGTTGTAGATTTTCTCAATCAGCCCGCCGTTTTGGTCACGAATTTCTTTGACAGGCTCTTGCTGCATTGGGTCCATTTTGACCATGCTGACTTCGCCATCAACGCCGATGATGCGTGCAATGCGCTGTGTGTCGTAAATCTTAGGTATAATATCGACAAGCTGGCGGGTGATGTGACGGATCGCACGGGCAAGGTTGTCAACATAGTGGTACGTGCCGACATCACCCTGCTTTTCGCGTGCGGTGATGGCTTTTGCAGACCGTTCGTTGCCTTGCGCGCCCAAAGATGCGTCATACTGGCCGGTGGTGGACTTGATGTCCTCACCAGCGCCCATTTTAGCCTGTATCAGCCCTGTTTGCGGCAGCGGGGGTGCTGCACGCTGCGGAAGCGGTAATACGTTCCCAGCGCCGTCTGTAACGTCTGGATTGACTTCCAGATACGGCCAGTTGGTCGTGTTGGCAGTCTTCCACTGGTTTTCGTAGCCCTCGAACTGACCGCCATAGGCAATAAAGGGTGCTTTTGGCGCCAGCGCCAGCATTTCTGCCTCTTGGCTGGTCCAGTAGTTGTACATGCGCTGTGCGTCCTTGGCGTTCCGCACCAGACCGGACACGTAAATCTGCCCTTGCACTTCAAATTCGTTACCTACGACGCGCACGACAGGTATCCAACTGCCCGGCCACTCGCGTTCGTCCAGCACGTCATAGCCATTGGTCTTCATCCACATGACTTTTTTGCGGTCTACTTCGCGGCTGCGGATCGGCTTTCCGTACATGGCGCGCAGTTGCTTATCCATGTCGGTGTTTTTGAACGCAGAGACGTTGTCTTGATACAGGTTCAGCGTTTCGCGCTTGCGCTTGTAATAGAAATACTCCGCGACGCGGATAGTGTCTTCGTCAAGCCATGCCGACATGCTTTCATCGCCAACGGCGGTGGATAGGATTGACGAGATGGGCGTCGCGTCAGGAAACTCGCGCTCGTACTCGTCTTTCGTCATGTCCTGCGTGACAAAACACCATTCAGCGTCTGCGCCGCATGGGTCTTGGATTGTAGGGTCCATGTAGACGCTAAACGAGTTGCGGACGCGCATGATACGCACGTCTTGGTCGAAAGTCTCTTCGTTGCAGTATTCCGTAATGAGACGGATATAGCCTTCGCCGTAGGTGACTTGGTTGTCGCAGGCGGTGTCGTAAGCTACGTCAGCATCGGACATATATTCGATGTGCCGCACGACGCCGTCGAAGATCGCTGCCACTTCAATGTCAGCATTGTCATCGACAGGTATTACCTTACCCGCAGGGCGGTTTTGACGCTGTTCGTTCGTCACCTGACGGACGTGCTGCGGCAATTTGTTAATTGTCAAGCAGGGACGTGCGTTAATTGTCTGGCCTTGCACCGCGCCGCGGGTCGCCAGTACGTCAGCAGGCCACTGCCACTGGTTGTCAGGGCTGCCGGCCATGAACCGTAGGTCGTCCAGTTCGTCTTCACGGCTGTCCGAATAGGCTGCCATCGACATCTGTAGCCGATGGCGCATGGTTGCCATTACATCAGGATCGCCACGCGTGTTCGCTGGATCGCTACCGCGGTCGGCTACATCGCCTACTTTGTTAATACCTGTCGGATCAGCCATTGTGGTTACTTTTTACCTTTTTTAGCGGATTCACGCTTCACGCTATACGCGATTGCGACCGCCTGTTTGACAGGTTTTCCGGCGTTTACCTCGGCCTTGATGTTCTTGCGGAACGCGGCTTTGCTGGGCGACTTGACCAGAGGCATGATTATTTCTTTTTGCCCATCGGCGTAGGCTTCATACGCACGGTATTGCTGATAACTTGCGGTTTAGCTGGCATTTTGGTTGCTGCGCGACCGCCTGCTGCGCTTGTTGTGCCTTCACGCGCTACGGCTTGCATTGCACGGCGGGCGCGGGCTGGGTCACGGTTAGCGATTGCAGCGGCTTCAGCCTTACGATCAGCAGTTATTGAGCCGGCTTTGTAGAGCGCCTTGCTTTTGTTGCCGTAAATATCTTTCTTACCTGATGGCATTTACTTACCCTTCTTAGCTGGTTTGGCTGTTTTGGCGCTTTCTTTGAAAGCCTTGGCTGTGGGGGCGCCTTTAGCGCCCGGTTTACGCATTTTTTCGCCTGATCCAGCAGCAATGCGGGCTTTCTTGGCGTGAATGTTGGCATATAGTCCGGGTTTCATCAGCATTTCCACCTTTTCAAACTAGCTTTGGCGCGTTCGCCATCTTTTGCCTTAGCGGCTACCGCGCCCATGCGCGCGCAGAACGACGCTTTGCGTCCTGCGTCAGCCTTTGTCTTCGGATTGGGCGCTGGAGCCTTCAATTTGCTGCCTGTTGCAGCGTTATATTTCGCTCTACCAGCGGCTGTCAGACCCGCACCCTTTGACACAGGCAACTTCTCGCCTCTGCCAACGGACAACGAAACTGATTTTTTCTTGTCTGCCACTAGCTGCCCATCCAAGATGTAGAATATCCAGCGGGAGAATACCCGCTTGAGGAGCGTCTGTCAACGCGTCCTTGTCGTGGGTCTCTAGATGCCACAGGAAAGGCAAATGTCACCGCTATGGCGTCTGCTGCGTCAGGTGACGCCAGCCCGCGTGACTTCATATCTTTCTTGCTTTCGAGGAACAGCGTACCCTTGCTGTCAGGCTTGGTGCGCGGGCTGATCAGGTCGGTCTTCAGGAACCTGTCGTTGGGGATATGGCCTGTGCGTAGCCAATCCCGCATGGAACCCCACATCTCTGCGCGCTTGTTGCCCCACATGATCTGGTTCTTGGCCTTATTGCCGAAGTTCACGCCGCGTATCTTGTACCGCTGTTCCTTCAGCCGGTCTACGACGCCTGCGCCTAGCCCGCCTTCGTCGATGCAGACCAGTGCAGGCTTGAACTGCTCTATGGCGTCGATGACGTAGCCAGCCACTTCCATCGTGTCAGCGCCGCGGTGTCTCCGCAGTTCCAAGATGTCACGGCCCTGCCGTATGGCGATGACGGTGGCATCCGCCCCGAAGCGTGCAGGGTCTACACCTATGACGATGGGCGCGCTGTCATCCTTGATGGGTGGCCGTTTCATAGCGTCATCTACCAGATTGCTGCCGATGAACTGATCGTCACCCTCTGACGGGAAGTTACCGTAGACTTCGACGCTGGCTTGGTAGCTGTCTGGCCCATATTCGTCGATGATGCGCTGGTACAGGTTTTTGTCTGTACCCTCGACATCGCGGGCGTCGATGACGCGCGTCTGCCAGAACGCCCGTTTGCTGTGGAACGTCTCGTAGAAATAGCCTGTGTTCCGCCGCGGGTTGGAGAAGGCCAGATGAAAGCGGTGCGGTGTGTTCTCTGTGAAGAAACCATCCGACACCGACCAGATCGAGTCTGGAATACCGCTGGCTTCGTCGAAGATCAGCATCACACCGTCGAAGTTGTGGACACCAGCGTAGGCGTCAGGGTTTTCTTCCGACCACAGCCGGCCCTCGACTGACCAGTAACGCGTGCCTTTCTTTAGGTCGCGTTCGACCAGTTCGGTCAGCCACTTGGCGGGCATGATGCGTGTGGCTGCTATTTCGAACCAGTGACTGTTCAGCGACATCGCCAGCCACTTGGTAATTTCTGCCCATGTGACGGAGCGCAACTGCGCTTCGGAGTTTGCCGACACGATGGTAGTGCTGCCGATTCTTGATGACAGCATCCAGATGGTTAGCCATGACACCAGCGCGGACTTGCCGATACCGCGTCCTGACGCAATCGCCAGCCGCGCTGTGTCGAAGTCAACCTTGCCGTTGTTCTCTTTGATGTGGTCGCGCAAGTCTCCAAGTATCTGGCGCTGCCATTTGCGCGGGCCGGGGAAATGTTCCAGCGGTGTGCCCTGCTGCCCCCACGGGAATGTGTACAGCACAAACGCTAGGGGGTCATCCTTCAGGCTGGGCGACCACAGCCGCGCCATCAACTCCATCTCGTCTTGCGCTGAATATATCGGCTGCTGCATGTGTGTTATCCTCTAGTCGGGGCGTCACGTCAGTGTACAGCCCTTCGATGACGCGCGACTGTGCTTTTTCCAGCGCGCCTGTAATGCTTATCTGTTGGTCGATGTTCACGTCGATCTGCTGCTTGGCTACCCAGCCGTGCTGATGCTTGAGTATCTCCAGCGCAGCCTTGCTGTCGCCATCGCGTGCCGCTTCGTACATCGTCTTAGCCGCTGTGTACTCGCCGTCGCTGCGGCCTTTGATCTCAGCCATCTCGACCAGCGGGTCAGCGTCGGCCAGCACGCGGAACTGCCGCGGGGTTAATCCAGCGGCCATCGCCAGACTGTCACCCTTCAAGCCGTAGCGGGCAGCCTCATAGATTGCCTCCAGCCGCGCCTCGGTGGCTTGCGTCCGCTCTGGTGTGAATGGCAGTGAGTAGAAAGTCATTGGGCGTACAATAATCTACTGCGCGCAGATACGCAACAGGCTTTGATGCGGTGAGATTTTAAAAAAAATAAAAATTGTTTCCAGCCCGTGCCCGTGACAGTCACGCGGCGCTCGGCCCTGTGCCCCCCACCCCCCTGCTCGACGCGTTCTGGCTTTGTTCTATGTGCTGGATTTTCGGTTGGCCTTTCCCTTTGCGCTGACAACAGTGTCAGTAAAAAACATATTGCTGGCTGGCTATGCTGCGGTGCAACATATTGCACTGGGCGTTCTGGGTCATGACATAACAAGTCGCCGACGAACTGATTGACGTTAACGTCAACCAATGAGAACAAACGTGACCTCAAACTTGCTTTACGTTAACGTAAAGTCTGGGCGTTCTGGGTCATCTGGGTCATCGGGTTTCAAGTCACCGTGAAACGCTACAAACCTATATGGTTATATATACCCTCTTATTTTCAATTCATCAGCAACATACAAAACAATGACCCAGATGACCCAGTCC